GATGTCGGGCATGCGTCAGGTCCATGTGATGAGAACGCGACCGCCGGTTCCCGCGACGCCGAAGGTTGAGGTGCCGCTGTCGCCCCGCGCACCACCGGCACCAACCCCAAAGCCAATACCCGAGCCTGGGGTCAGGTCGCCAGGGTAGAAGGTCTTCGCGGCATAGCCACCGCCACCACCACCACCACCGGCCAGGGTGTTGCTGCATCCACCCTTGCCGCAGGAGACATTCTGGCCGCCGGCGCCGCCCTGGCCCCAGCCGGTGCCGGTCGGCGAGCCGCCACCCGCACCCACCGGGCCACCATTGACGCCAGTGCCGCCATAGCCGCCGGAGGCGTTGGTGTCGCCGTTCGAGCCGCCGCCAGGGGCGCCGCCCGCACCACCACCGTCGCCGGAGATGCCGCCATTGCCGCCGCTGCCGGTGACACCGCCGAACCACGACCACCCGCCGCCGCTGCCGTTGGTGTTCCACCCATCGCCGCCGCCGCCGCCAGCACCCCAGACCTGCACGGTCAGGGTGGCGTAGAACGGCACGGTGAAGGTGCCGGTGCCTGGGGTGGTGTTGTCCTGGCTGCCGGCGCCCGAGTAGGCGTTGATGAAGTTGTTCAGTGAGGTCGCGTCGGTCAGCGTGCCGGCGCCGCGTGCGAGGCACCATGCGGTCAGGCCCGACATCGACCGCGATGCTGGAGCGCCGCCCTTGGCCGCTGCCGTCAGGTAGGCCGTCTCCAGATCAGCCATGCCGGCGCTCCACCGCGCGCAGCCGCGCCTTCACCGCATCCAGCTCCTCGCTGAGGTCGTGGATGGCGCCCAGCAGGATCGCGTTGATGCCGGCCGCGCTGATCGCCAGCATGCCGTCGCCGGAGGTGATGACCGCCAGCGGGTGGGCGCTCTTGGCCTCCTGCGCGATCAGCCCGAGCTGGCGGCGCTGGCGACGCGGGCCATCGTGCCGCAGCCATGTCGCCGGCCGCATCCGCAGCGCCTGGGCGAGGCCGACATTGGCCGGGCGGATGTCGCGCTTCAGCCGGATGTCGCTCGACCACGTCACGTTGCCGCGCACGGTCAGGTTGCCGGAGGCGTCGAAGGTGCCGGCGTTAGTGCCGCCGGTGGTGAAGCCGAGCTGGTTGGCGCCCGGCGAGTAGAGGCCATTGACCGTGGCGCCGACCTGCACGCTGGCCGCCGCCGCCGAGCCGGCCGCCGCCACCACGTTGCCGGTCAGGTTGCCGGTGACGTTGCCGGTGACGTTGCCGGTGATGTTGCCCAGGAAGGTCGTGGCGCTGATCGCGTCGGTCGCCGGGTTGTAGCTGCCCGTCATCTTCACGACGTTGGTGCCGTCGCAATAGACCAGCATCGACAGGCCGGCCGGGATGGTCACCGAGCTGCCGCCGCCGGTGGTCAGGATGACGTTCTTCGCGGTGGTGTTGCGCGCCAGATAGCTCTTGGTCTTGGCGTCCAGCGTCACCGTGCAGTCAGCAGCCGGCGTGCCGGAGAACACCAACACCGCGCTGCGGCCTGGGCTGGAGGTGCCCTGGCTGATCGGCAGCGTCTGCGAGGTGGTCAGCACGATGGTGGCGACGCCGGCGATGGCGGCGTCCAGCAGGTCGTAGCTCTGGTTCGCGGTCAGGCCCCAGGTGGCGGGCTGGTCGCCGTTGCCGGGCTTCTCGACCTGAAGGCTGGCGGTATAGGCGCTGGTCATCGGTCAGGCCCCTTCAGGCGTTGGTGTTGGCGGCGACGGGCGGCGTCGGGGTGTGGTCGAAGGGACCGAAGCTCTTGTCGAGCGACATCTCCGTCTTGGCCACCGCCAACCCCGACAGGTAGAGCGCGCCCCAGGTGCCGCCGGCCTGGGCGTCATCGACCGCGCCAACCGCACCGAAGTTCTTCTGGAAGCCGCTGGCGTAGACCAGCGCGGCGTAGTCCATCAGGTCGGGGTAGAAGGTGGTGATCCATGTCGTCGGGTTGCCGCTCGACAGCGGTGTCGGCCGGTAAGTGTAGAACAGCGTGTAGGTCAGCCCGGCGGTCGGCGTCGGCGCGATCTGGAGCGTGCCGTCGTCATGCACCGCGATGTACTTCGGCGTGCCGGTCTGGGTCGGGTCTGGCCAGTAGCCGCGCAGGAACGTCTCGTCGCGCCGCTGCAACTCGATGCGGGTGTTGCCCGAGGTGATCCAGGCGTCGCGCAGGAAGACCATGTCGGCCGGCCGGGCGATGGCGGCGACGCCGTTGGTCAGCGCGGCCGGGCTGGTGGTCTTCCGGGTGCCGGGCAGGTCGAGGTCGCGGTATATCCGCATCTCGGCCGCCTCGATGATCCTGGGTAGGATGGCGACGAAGTCGGGGTCGGTGGTATCGGTGACCATGTGGTTGCCCAGCATGGCGACGAACTCGGTGTAGGTCTTCGACATCAGGCGTTCCCATCATCGAACAGCGGGCGCGGCTGCAACACCGGAACCGGGTCGGCCTTCAGGACCAGCAGGGCCTCCTGCGGCTGCGGCCGGTCGCGGTGCTGGTCGCAGCAGAGGAAGCCATTCCAGACGAGCTGGCCGCCGGCATAGATCATCTCGCGCTTCAGCTCGCTGCGCTTGCGAACCTCACCGCCCCGGTCGCAGCGACCGGCCGCCTCTGGGTTGCTGGCGTCGACGTTGCCGTATTGGCTAAGTGCCGGCATGCGGCGGCCCCTCGCATGTCTTGGCGCTCTGCTCGGCCAGCACCTCGGCCTTGCGGCGGGCCTGGGCCTGCTCGATCAGCTCGCGCACCCGCGCCTCCGGCACGCCCTGGCCGGGGTTCAGCACCTCGGACATCCAGGCCATGGCGCGCGGCAGGCTGTAGCTGCCGTCGGCGTTCTGCGCGGCGGCGCGCAGGTCGGGGGCGTAGCGCGGGTCTTCTGGCATCAGTAAAGCTCCGGCAGGATGGACATCGGAACCCGCTCGCGGTTCTCGACAGCCGCAGCGTTATACGCCTCCTCGGCCAATCCCTTCAGGGTTGAAAATCGGTCGGGGGCGAACTTCAACGCCATCTTGGCGGCCAGCCCGGCGCAGACCGCCTCGCTCCAGAGGATGGGCGACTCCACGGTCTGGCTCAGCGCGCTGAAGTCCTGCGGCAGCCGCACCCGGTTGTAGGTCAGCGAGATGGCCGCCGTCGGCACCGGGTAGATGTGCAGGATCGGCTGCGGGTTGACGCGCTCGACCCAGAACTGGGTCGGCATGCTCGATTGCGTGCTGGGCATCGGCAGCGCCGCGTACTCGTCGCGGCTGATCGCCGCCAGCACGCGGTTGATGCCGCTGCTGTCGGTGACCCAGGCTTCCAGCACGTCGGTGGTCGCCGGCGTGGTGCTGACGGTGCTGCTGAGCGCGCCGATGGTCGTGGTCTGCTGGTCGACCTGCCAGAGGTTCAGCCCCCGGTTCGTCCAGTCGACCAGCATGAGCTGCACGCTGCGGAGCGCGCTGCGGATCACGTCAGCATTGAGCGTCGCCGGGTTCTTGCCGCAGCGCTCCCAGACCTCGGTCAGGATGTCGTCGCCGGCGAGCGACCAGTTGAAGGTGCCGGAGGTGGCCATGGCTCAGCTCCTCAGCAGCAGGCGCAGCGACCCATCGAGCCGCCGCAGCAGGGGCAGCCACCCGAACGGCCGGAGTTGTTCATCTTGGCGCCCGCCACGCCGCCGGTGGCGAGGCCAGTGCGGCGCACCGGGTTCTTGTCGGTCCACGACGGGTAATCGCGGCCAATGGGCGGCTGGGCCGGCTGCGGCGGCGGGGTCGAGGTGCGGCTCTCGCGCGGCGGCGCCGGGGGCGGCAGCGGCAGGCGCTCGGGGGTCTTGGCCATGGTCAGCGCATCCTTCCGCTTCGGTTCATCCTGGCGCCCTTGACCCGGCCGCCATGGGCATATCCGGCCGGCCGACCCCAGAGGTCACTGACCTCGGCACCGGGCAGGCCCTGGTTCTGGCGACCGATGCGCTCCAGCTCCAGCGCGTTCAGCACGTCGGCCTCGCTCTCGCGCCGGGCCGGGGGCTGGCGGCGCGGCGCCTGGGCGGTGACCACCACCTCCGGCAACTCGGTCGTCGGCGTCCTGGGCTGAGGCTGGGGCGCCGCCGGCGCCGGTGGCGTGGTGGTGGCAGCCTCGGCGGGCTGACCGGCCTGGGCGGGCGGCTGCGGCTCGCGTGGCCACGACCAGCGACCCGAGGCCACGCGGCCCAGGAAGGTGTTCGGCGTCGCCGGATCGCGGCCGGGGAGGGCGCGGCGCTCCGGCGGCGGCTCAGCCGTGGGCTGCGGCATCGGCGCGTTGCGCGCCTGCGGCCGGCCATCGGGGCGCATCGGCGGCTCGGCCGCGACGTTCAGGGCGCGCAGCCGGGCAATCTCGCGGGTCATCGCCGGGTCGCTGATACCGGCCTGGGCGAGCCGCTGGTACGCCTCCAGGGCGCGGGCGGTGTCGCCCTGCGCCGCCCAGTGGCGGGCGCGGTTGGCCAGTGCCTGGAGCGCGCCCGAGGGGTCTTCGGGCGGCATCAGCAGCCACCCTTGACCCGGCCACCGCCCGAGAACAGGCCGCGCGGCTTCTGCGCCGCCTGGGTCGCGTCCTGGCCGGCGTCGTCGCGCTGCATCGGCGCCTTCGGGGCGCCCCAGGAGCCGCCCAGCGGAGCCGACACGTCGCCGCCGTTGGCGTAGGCCGCCTTCGCCACCCGGCCTCCGTTCGAGCGACCGCCGCCGGCCGGGCAGCACTGGCTGTTCCGCCGCGCCATGCCGGCCCGCATCATGTCTTCGTTGCTCACGGCAACCTCCTATGCGTTCATCATCGCCTTGATGGCCGGCAATCCGAGAACCTGCGGGATGATCTGGGCGCGGCCGATACTCATCGGCGCCGCGACCGGCAAGCTGTAGCGGCCGAAGCCGAACAACGTCGTCGCCGGCAGCGTCAGGCCGCCGATCTGGAAACTGCCGACGCTGCTGCCGACCCTGGCGGCAACCCGCACGACATGGGTGCCGCCGGCACCAGAGGCGTTGAAGGTCATCCCGATGCGGGTGTTGAAGCCGATCAGGTAGCTCGGCAGCGAGAGGGCGGTATCGAAGCTCTGCACGCCAGCCGTGGTGCCGGTCGCCGCGACCCGGCCGGTGCCGCTGTTGAAGTAGATGCCGAACCAGTTGTTGGCGTCGGTGTACCAAGCCGCCAGGACCGGGAACAGGCCGCTGCCGGTCAGGTCGACCTTCAGCGTGCCGTCGATCAGCAAGGTGCCACGGTTCGCCGGAAAGATCGCGCTGCGCGGCGCGGTGACGCTGTCGTCGGCGCGCGTGGAGACGGCCGGGGCGCCGATGGGCGGCAGCACGACCGAGCCGAGGATGTTGGTCGGGACCGAGGTCACGAACGACGGGGCGCCGATGTCCAGCGTGATGTCGATGGGCTGGTTCAGCACCGGGTAGATCAGCACCGCGAGGCCGGTCAGCGCATAGGGCGCCGTGCCGCCGGTCATGGTGAAGGCTTCTTGGTAGAACTTCAGCGACGCCGTCGGGGTGAAGGCGTTCTGCGGGATCGGCATGTCGGCCGACAAGCTATCTCGGATGTTGACCCAGTGATTGACCGACGAGATGTTGGTCATCGAGCCGCCGGTCATGGCGCACCACACGCCCTGGGTGAACGGCGTTCCCTCGACCTGCCCGGTCAGGCCGGGGCCACCCCAGTCGTAGGACAGCACGCACGCGCCCCCGACGGTCGGCGTGCCGAACACGCGGTAGCGCCCGACCGTCATGTCGCCGAGCTTGTAGGTGCCCAGCAGCGTGATGCCGACGCCGGCAACCATCGCCTGAAGCCAGTTGGTCGGCATGGTGCCGGGCGTGCCGGCGACATAGCCCTCGCAGCGCGGGTTGCGAACCCAGTTGGTCGCCCCCGGCTCCAGCAGCAGGCTCTGGCCGGAGCCGTCGTAGCGCGGCACATCAGCCAGCCAGGAGGCCAGCGAGGCGTCGTCGCGGCCGAAGCTGGTCGCCACGGCGCCGGATGCCTGGGCGCGGGTGACGGTGAAGTTCGGGTCGAGCTTGCCGGGCAGGAAGGGCCAGGACGACGACGGCACGTTGACGTGCGCGTCACCGGGGCCGCCCAGCGTCGGGTCGTCGAAGATGCGCGCGTTCGCCAGCGACCAAGGATGGTTCGGCGTCGCGCCGCCCATGGCGCCGCTCATCGGCTCAGACCCTGCCGCTGCCGGTCTGGATCACCGTCATCGTCACCACCGCCGCGCTGATCGCCGACACGGTCAGCTTCAGCGCCTTCACCGGGAAGGCGACGTTGCCGAACTGGTTGGTGGTCTGCGCCGCCAGGGTGGCGTGGGTGAACCACGTCGCGCCCGACAGGAAGGCCGCCGCCGAGGCGAAGGTGTTGGGGTCGTCGAGGGTGTAGGCGACGCTGTATGTGGCGCTGGTGCCGACGATGGCGACCGCCACGCTGGCGTTGAACGGCTGCGCCATGATGTCCATGACGACGGCGCCGCTGTCGCCGGTTGCGGAGAGGCTGCGGGTGACGGGCTGCATGGTCGGCTCTCCTGCGGAGGTGGAGACGGGGGCCGAAGCCCCCGCCGTCGTGGCTTACGCCTGGGCCTGACCGAACAGGCTGGAGTAGTCGGCGTAGGTGCTGGCGATGAGCTGCTGCATCGGCACCGACATCATCACCGCGAAGCGCTTGCTGCCGTCGCTGGCCGACTGCACGGCATAGGTGCCGCGCACATCGCCCGTGGTGGCGGTCGAGGCGGTGGCCAGCGACAGGCCGGTTACCAGCCCGGTGTTCGAGGTGATCGTGCCGCCGTTCCACTGGATGTTGCAGTATTCGTACTTCTCGACCCGCAGGTTGAAGCCGAAGATGTCCGTCGTGCCGACCGACAAGCTGGTCGTCACCGTCGCGCCGCCGGCGCCGCGCGCCACGGTGACGCCGGAGATGTACTTGAACGCCTTCTTGCCGTTCGCCGTCGACGCCGCGACCGAGGTGATCTGCTCGCTCATCGGGTTGAGGAAGCAGTCGAAGCCGGTGACGGTGACGACATAGCCGCCATCCGAGGTGCCGGCGACGACGCTGACGGCGCGGCTCAGCGTGCTACAGGGATCGAACAACTGCACCGCGCCAGCATTGATGCCGGGCCAGACGCCGGTGCCGGTGGGGTCCAGCACAAGGATCGGGCCGCCGGTCACCACCGCGCCGGCCGCCGTGTCCAGCGTCAGCGAGTTGACCGTGCGGGACAGCACGCGGGCCACCAGCATGGTGGTGGCCGACAGCGCGCCGGGAATGCCGACGAACTGGCCGGGCGCCAGCATGCGGGTGTCGCCGACCGAGGAGACGACCTTCGAGCCGACCGCCGTGGTGCCGATGGTGTGGCCGGGGTCCAGCGCCATGCAGGAGGTGTTGTTCGCCGCGATGACCTGCCGCCCGAAGGTCGGCACGGGGATGTTGACCGCGCGGGCGAGGCCGCTGTTGGTGGTCTGCATCGGGAAGGTCTGCGCGGCCACCGCGATGGCGGTGGTGGCGGCCAGCGCCGGGCAGACCTGGGTCGCCGACAGCGTCGCGGGAACCGCATCCACCAGCGTCGGGTAGGGGTGGTTCAGGAAGCCCTTGACGTGGCCCAGGCCAGTGGCGCCGGGGTTCACCGGCCAGCGCGGGTCGAGGATGCTGTCGGCCATGTAGGTCGCCGACGGCCCGGCCTCGGGGTTGCTGCCGCCGGTGCCGGGGGTGTAGCCGATGATGATCGCCGGCCCGGTTTCATGTGTCGCGGTCATGCCGCCGATCCTTCTGCTGCTGCGGGTGGTGGGGGTGCGACGCCGGGCACCCTGCGATGCCCGGCGTCAGCAGGTCACGGCATGTTGCCGTAGATGCCCCGGAAGTTGCTCCAGCCGAAGCTGTAGCGCTCGGTCGCCTTGACCAGCAGGTTGTCGGTGGTGAAGTCGACGAACATATCGCTCTCGACCGGGTCGCGCTTGAAGTGCCGCAGGCTCTTGGGCACATCGGTGCGGATGAACCACGACTTCGTGTTGGTCAGGAAGTCGTTGATCTTGTAGCCGCCGTTGAGGAAGTTCAGCTTCCGCACCGCGTTGATGTCGTTGTCGGCGGTGCCGACGCGCAGCTCCGTCGACATCAGGCGCGAGGCGACGAACTGAAGCTCCGGCGGGATAATCATCTTCTCGGCGCGGATCAGCACGCGCAGGCCGGCGGCGTCCTTGTAGCGACGCACCGCGATCAGCGCATCCTGCATGGATGTCTCGTTCAGCTCGGCCTGCACCACCGGCGTGTTGGCGACCACGCCAACGTCGATGGGGTGCGCCACGCTCAGCAGCGGCTGGCCGTCGCCGCCCAGGAAGGAGCTGGACGCGGCGTTGTTCAGCACCGCCGCCGCATAGACCTCCTTGGTCTGCTGGAGGCTATGCCGCAGCGCGGTTGTGTTCGGGTTGAACTGCGACTTGTAGAGGTTGTCGCGGATGGCGAACTTCGTCATCACGTAGCCCAGCGCGATGCCGATGTGCCGGTAGGTGGAGACGTAGCGCTCGCCCATGTCCTCGAAGGTCGTGCCGGCGCCTTCGGCGCGCTGCGAGGCGAGGCCCAGCAGCTTCATCTCCACGTCGCGCTCGGTCTGCATATCCGAGTCGCTGACCTCGAAGATGTCGGTCCACTCAGCCGGCAGCGTGTCGTACTGGCTGAAGATGTTGTTGAGGCCCGGCAACAGAAGGTCGCGGACCTGGGAGGTGGTGATAGCCATCGAAGGTTCTCCTCAGCTTGCCGCTTAGATGCCGGCGTTGACGCGGAAGTCGTGCAGGGCCGGCGTCACCAGCGCGCGGGCGTAGGCCGAGGCGGTGTCGTTGTCGGGCTTGCTCGACCAGTCCAGCAGGCGCCAGACGGTGGATGTGCCGTTGCGAACCGAGGTGTCGATGGCCGCGAAGGACACGCCGGTCTGGAAGTTGCCGGGGCTGGTGGTGGCGGCGGTGGTGCCGATGGTGGTCACCGTGCCGGCCAGCGTGCCCAGGATACCGTTGAAGGTCTGGCCCAGGTCGCCCTTCGCCGGCGCAGAGCCGTCGTTGAAGCCATACTGGACCTCGAAAATCTCGAACGGGTCGTCGTAGACGTAGATGTCGGCGTCGGCGCCGTTCAGCGTGGTGGTGCCCGAGGCCCAGTAGGCCGCCGTGGCATCCTTGCCGCTGGTGTCGATCCACTTGATCGCCGCGACCACGCCGCGAATCTGATCGGACACGCCGGCCTTGTCGATGTAGCCGGTGGTCAGGAACTTCACCGGATCACCGACGAAGATGTTGCTCGCCGTGCCGGAGGCGAGCCGGTACTTGGTCATCGCGCCATTCGGCATCTGACCGGCAACGCGACCCACCGGGCGGAAGCCGAAGGGGGCATTGGTGTTCGCCATGGTGGGTGTCTCCGTTGCTTGGCGAGGAAGGGATCACCGGCGGCCGAGGCCGCCGGCCTGGGCTGCTACTCGGCGAACCGCTGGCGCGACATGCGCTGGCGGCCCTCGGGCGTCGTCTCGGTGACCTCGACGTTGCTGCCGGGGTCGGTGAAGCTGTTCTTGCCGTCCATCTTCGCGTTGAAGTCGCGCTTGACGGTCTGCAACACGTCGCGGTTGACCTCGGCAAGGCGCTGCCGGTGACGATCCGCCAGCACGCGCGGGCGGTGCATCAGGATCAGGCCGCCATTGCGGATGAACTCGTCCTGCTCCTTCTCGCCGGGCAGCATCGGCGGCGCCAGCGATGGGAAGTCGGCACTGGTCACCGGGCGGAAGCGCTCGCGCGCCATGACGCCCTGCATGTTGCCGCGATCCTTCTCGCCCAACGTGCTTTCCCGCACCCAGCGCAGCTCGGTGTCGGGCGGGATCAGGTGGGGCGGCACATGCAGGATGCTGTCGTTGTCGCCGCCCTCCTCGAAGTCTTCGCGGAGGTCGAACATGCGGTCGTCCTCCGCGCGGGAGGCGCGGGCATCACCCTGCGGCGGCGGCGCGGCAGGGACGGTGCTGGACAGGGGCGGGCGGGGGTTGGCCATGTGCTTATGCCTTCAGGCTGTCGAGGTTCATCTTGCCGTCGGCGGCGAGCTTGCGGGCCAAAGCCCAGTATTCCGCCTCCGTCTGGCCGGATGCCTTGGCGAACTCGGACACGCGCGCCCGCATGTTGGCGGGGATCGCGTCGACCGTGGTGCGAACACCAGTGCGACCGGGCAGCGCCGCACGACCGACCGGAGCCGGCCCGGCGCGATAGCCGGGGCGGTTCGGTGTCTGCTGCTGCTGCTGCACGGCCTGCACGTCCTGTTCCTCGGTCTGCTGGCCACCATCGCCACGGTTCACCGTGCCGGGGTAGCGGCGCTCGATCTGCTGCTCGACGAAGCTGAAGTATTCAGCCGTGTCGGGCTGTATCTCCAGGGCCTGGGCCGCCCGGTGCGCCTTCATCGCCTCACCACCCCAGGCGGGGTCGGTGCGGAAACGGGGGTTGCGGTCGATCCACTCCTGGGTTTCAGCGCTGATCGTCGGCTGCGCGACCGTAGCCTGCGGCTGCGGCTGCGATGCCAGAGCTTCCTTGCGGGCGACCAGCGTCGAGAGCTGGACCTGCGCCGCCGCATGGGCCTTGGCGTCGCCATCGAGAAACGCCTGCTCAAGCTGAGCCTGGGTCGCACCGATGTCGCTGTCGATGGTCTGCGCTGTTGTGTGACGCACGGCCCTGATGGCGGCATCACGCTGGGTGCGGGTGGCTGCCAACTGATCCCTCAGCTCTGCGCGCTCGCGCAGCAACTGATCGACCCGCTTCGCCTCTCGCCTCGACTGGCCCTGCCGCTCGAAAGCAGCCTCAGCCCCGTCCGCACCATTGCCGGCTGGTGCGCCACCCTCATGTGCCTGGGGCGATCCGGCAGGCGCCAGATCATCCTCGAAAGCACCATCCCCACCTGGGGGAAGCCCGTCTTCCATTGTTCTACCATAGCGGCTTGACAATCCACAAGAGGCAGCCGCGCGCCCCTCATGGGTTCGGCCTAATGCCGGTTACGCAAGCTCACGACCCGACAAGACGCGGTCGAGGAAGGCCCGCCCAGTGAGGGAGACGACGCATCGCCCCTCGACCTGCCGGAGTTGGTCGCGCATCTCGGTCAGGGCCTGGGTGGTCAGGCCGCTGGCCACCACCTCCTGGGCCAGGGCCTCGATGCTGCCGTCGCGCAGGCCATGGCTCAGCGCGTAGGCATCCCCCAGGAAGTCTTCGAGGGTCTTCGGGGTGGGGGTCACGGCAAGGCCACCGTCTGGCGGCGGATGCTGCGCTTGCGGATCACGCGGGTGGCCGGGCCGGGCAGGGCGTCGATGCGGCCATCGCGCAGGGCGGCGAGCGCGTCGCGGTAGTCGATGACGAAGAAGCGGCTGAACCGGCAGCGTCGACCATCCCAGCGCAGCGCGTCGGGGCGCTGGGCGCTGACCACATCCCAGATGCGGCGACCGTAGGCGCGGATGAACTCGGCCTTGGTCATGTCGCCCGAACAGATGCGGAGGTCATCAGCCGTCCGCTTCCGGTGCCAGCCGCGCAGCAACTCGCCCGTGACTGGCCCCTTGGGGTTCAGCCGCAGGATGCGGGCGCGCACATGCGGGCCGCGCCGGGCCAGCCACGCGGCGGCGGTGGGGTGATCCCAGGTCATGCCGCACCCTCCGGCGACGGCTCGATCAGGTGCATCGGCGCGTCGCCGCTGGCGGCGATGTTGCTGGCCAGTGCGAGCATGCCGGCGCAGCGCCAGTTGTCGGTGTCGCCCCAGGCCCAGACATCGACCTCGCTCGGCCCCGTCTCCACCACCAGAACCGCCGAGCGCCCCGCGACCCGGCCGGCCTCGATGTCGTCGGCCATGTGGCGAAGCTGGGCCGGCACGTCGCGCAGGCTGCGCTCATATAGCTGCACCACCCGCAGCGCCGGCTTGCTGGCGGCTTCCCGCTCGGCGCCGCAGTCGCAGGGGCCGCAGGCAACGCCAGGGCCGCCCTGGGTGGCGCAATCGAGGCTATGCCCGCTCATGTCAGCGGCGTCCTGCGGCTGCCGGCGAACTTGATGTTGCCGAAGCGCACCTCATCGCGGTCAATCTCGCAGAACCGGCCATCCGGCAGGTCGCCACGGCAGCCGGCCAGGGTGCGGGTCCAGATCGCCGAGGCGTCCATCATCGGGTAGGCGTAGGGCTTCAGCGACAGGTCGCTCTTGGCCCGCTCCAGCACCCGCCGGAGCTGCTGCTTGCAGTAGCCCTGCTCGGCCGCATCGCGCTGCGCCTGCAACTCCTCCGGCGTGGGGCCGAGTTCCTTGGCCGCCTCATCCGCCGGCAAAGGCGCGGCTGGCGGCGCTTCCGGGGTGAGTTCCTTGGGTTGGTCGGCGGTCAGCCCCGACCCCCAGGCATCGAGGTCTTCAGCCACTACAGCACCTCCTCGCGCAGCTTGCGTTGTACGGCCTGCCACTCCTCATAGCTGGAGCCATGCGCGTGCAGCAGGAAGCGCAGCCGCCACGCCGGGGCGTTCTCGGCGCCCGCTGTCAGGTCTTCGACGACGACCCCGTTGGTGCGGATCACCAGCAGGCCATGGCGGGTGTCGGGGCCTACCGCGTCCAGCAGCTCGTCGATGGAGCGGGTGACCCAGGCGCTCTTGACCACCAGATCGGCGCGCGGCGCGACGGTGCAGGAGGTCGAGAACATGCTGTAGGCCCGGCCGCACTCGCTGCGGCCATCATCGCGGCCCATCTGCACCTTGTAGCGGGCGCGCAGGGTGGCGAGGATCAGCGCCTCGATGGCCTTGGTGTCAGCCGGCATCCTTGATCCTCCCCTGGAGGATGAGGTTGATGACCAGCCTGCCCTGCTCCGGTTCAAGGAAGCTCTGGATCGCCGGCTTCATGTCGCGGATGACATCGTCGATGGCAGCCGCAATCTCCGGCTCAATGGCGGCGATGATGCGCTCGCGCAGCTTCGCGCGGATGTTCCGCTCGATGCCCTCCAGCATGGCCTGCTGGGTTTCCGGGTGGGTCAGGCTCGCCCTGGTGCTATGCTGCATGCTCATTCGCCGCGCCCCCGCAGCGCCTGCCGACGCGCCTGCATGGCCTGAGGCGTGCCACGCACCACGCTGCCACCCTCCGGCATCTGCCGCTTCAGCGCCTTCGCCGTGCGGCCGACGGCGTCTGGCGATGCCACCGCCTCGGATACCACCGCGCCGGCCCGGTCGCGCGCCTGCACGACGCTGACGCCCGGCACGATGGCGGCGTCCTTCGGCTGCGGGTAGCCCAGCATGCGGGCCATCTGCGCGTCGTCGACGCCACGCCCAAAGGCGCGGGCCTTCTCGGCGTTGTTGGTCAGCAGGGTGCCATCCTCGGTCTGCACCCGGCGCTCGCCGCGCGCCCGGCCGGCGGGCAGCGCGTCCTCGTTGCCGGCCGCCACGAAGACGGCGTCCTTCGGGTGCTTCGGGTCGCGCATGGCGCGCACCTGGGCCTCGATGTCGACGCGCGGCTCCGGCGTCGACGGGGTGACGCGGCGGCGGGTCATGCTGGCTCCTTGTCGGCCAACAACTGCCGCTCGACGGCGTCGGTGTCCCGCACCACGCGCACCGGCGACCACTCCAGCGTGGTGAACCGAAGGTGGTCGCGCACTGGCATGGGGATCACCAGCAGCTCGGCCATTACAGCGGCTCCCTCTCGTCGACGGTTTCCCAGTCCCGCGCCAGGATGTCGGTCTGGCTGGCCAACCACGCCACATGGCTGCCGTCGGCGGCGCGCATGATGATCGTCGGCGGCAAGGCGATGCCGGCCTCGGCGTAGTACGGCACCGTGGCCTCGGCCTGCGCCAGCACCCGCATCGGCTGCGCCAAGCAGAAGCGGAAGGGCGGCGGCTTCACCAGCGCCAGCCACATGCCTTTGCCGTTCCACCCGGCGCGGCGCACGCGCATGCCGGCCTCCATGGCGCTGATGGCATGCCCGAAGCGCATGCCTTGATACATGGACGGGTCCATCAGCCGCCCACCACCTTGCCCAGGTCCACGTCGGCCGGCACCGTGGCCAGCACCGAGGTGTCGGGGATCAAGGTCAACTGCACGCCACCCCACTTGAAGCGCTGCGCGGCGGCGCCGGCCGAGGGCCAGATGATGGCGTCGCCCGGCATGCAGCGCGGCCCGGTCGGGAAGCGCGCGGTGTCGCTCCAGCAGTTCTGCCCGGTCGCCAGCACCAGCCCGATGCGGCCCTGGTACTCGTCTTCCTTGACCACCATCGTCGGCATGATGATGCCGCCCGACGACTTCTGGTTCTCGGGGCGCACGTACTGGAGGCAGAGGAGCTGCCAGCCCTCTGGGTCGGGCAGCTCCAGGCCGGCGGCGCGCATCGCCGCCATCAGGTGGGGCGCGCGGGCCTGCACGTCCTCGGGGATGTCATCGAGCTTCATTGGTCACCACCTTGATCGAGGGTCTTCCGCGATTCTGGGTCGATCAGCTCCAGCAGCTCGCGCTCAGCCTCCACGAAGCCGTCGATGCGGCCTGCGCGGAACTTGTACTCGGCGAAGTCCTTGGCCCCGCCGCGCGCCAGCTCATCCCCCTCCATGCGGCGCTTTTCGCGCAGCGTGCGGATGACCCGGCGGATCAGATCGGCGCTCACGCGACGTGCTGCTGGCCGATGCTGCGCCAGAAGCCACCCAGGTCGCCCCAGACGAAGGGGATCGTCGGCGGCGCCGGCAGCAGCGAGCGCAGGCGGTCGCCGCGCGGGCCGGGCACATAGATGCCGGCCGGCAGGAACAGCGGCTGCGAGATGCGACGCACGAAGGCGGCCGACATCTCGGCGACCGGGAACACCGAGCGCGCGACGGTCGACAGCAGCCAGGGCCGCAACTTGGGTTGGTTCAGCATGGCATCTTGCCCCCCTTGGGCCGGCCGGAGTTGTTCACCCGCACCTCACCGCCCGCCGAGAAGGCGGCCTCGGAAGGGTCGGCGACGGCATCCTGGCCCCCGCCGGCGGTGCGCGGCTCCAGCGTGTTCGGTGATGCCGCCGCGCCGGTGCGCCGCCGGGTGCTGGTCGGCGGCGGCAGCAGGTTCAGCTTCGGCGTCGGCGGCGGCGCGCTGGCGGCACGCACCATGGGGCCACGCCCGGCCTTGACCTCGGGCGGGCTGAAGCCGGGGCGCTGGCGGCGGGTGCGCGGTGTGCTGGCCATCACTTCTTCCCCTTGGCGGCCGGAGCCTTGGCGGGCTGGGCAGCCTTCTTCGCGGCATGCTTGGCGATGGTGACCTTCAGGCCGTGCTGCTTGGTCGCCTCGCGGGCAACCTCCAGGCCATGGCCCGACTGGATCGTGGCGAGGTGCGCCTGCTGGGTGTTGTGTGCCGCCACCTGGGCGCTGGCCTGCGCCTGATAGGCGGTGAGGCCGGCCTGATGCAGCGTGGCCTGGATGCGGTCGGCGTTGATGCCGGCCTTGATATGCTCCAGCAGCACCTTGGCCGTAATCTCGCGCACCTTCAGCTCGCGGTCGCGCGCATCCTCGGCGGCCTCGGCCTGATCGCGTATCGCCTCCATGGCATCCTGGCGCGACGACGCCTCGGTCTTGCGCTGACCCTCGGCCACGTCGGTCGCCATCTTCTCGCGCTTGAAGGCCAGCTCGTCGCGCTTGACCTCCAACTCAGCCATCTTCGTCGGGTCGCCATTGGCCCCGCCGGTGATCGGCTCGATCTTGGCCAGGATGGCGTCGCTGACGGCGGCCACGGCGGCGCTGACCTGCATCTCGATCTGCGGCGGCAGCGGCTGCCCAGGCACGAACTGGATGCCGGTCGCGGCGACGAACTCGGCGGCGTAGAGCATCGCCAGATGCTCGCCGCAATGCGCCATGAGCTGCTGGGTGATCTGCGGCGGCAGGCCCGGTATCTGGAGCTGGCCGATGTGCGCCATGAGGTGCGCCTGATGGCTCTGCTGGAGGCCAGCAACCACCTTCTGCCCGGTCAGGATGTGGGCGAACTCGGTCACCGGGTCGGCCGGCTTGATGTCGTCATGCGGCGGCATCAGCCGCTTGATCTCGTTGTCGCTGCACCCCAGCGTGCGGAGCATGTCTTCGAGCGCGGCCTTCACGTCCATCAGGCCGTTGCTCTGCATCGCCATCTGCAACTTGCCCTGCGCGCGGGCCAGCCGCTGCACCTGGGTCGGGATGTTGGGGTCGCTGACCGGCACGATGTCGTCGGCGTCGGCGAAGTCCTGCGCCATCGCCTGCCCCTTCTGGCCGTTGACCACGTAGGGGTAGGTCGCGCCCTCATCCTCGGCGAACAGCCGCGACAGCATCCGCAGCTCCTTGCGCTGCGCGGTGTGGCAGCGCTGGAGGGTGGCGGCCTCGGGGCGCATGGCCTGCTCGATCATGGCGACCGTGGTGCCGACGGGAGCGTCCTGGCGACCCTCGCCGACCTGCAACTCGGTGGTGTTGCCGAGCTGCTGGCCCATGCCGACCACGCTCTCGATCAGCGCCGCCCATGAGGTCGGCACGTCGCGGTAGGGCATCGGCATGACGGCCTCCTGAATGGAGCCGCCGCCGGTGTCTATCTCCTTGAACTGCCCAGGCCCGACGGTGATCGAGCTGTCCTCGGGCCGCGCGCCCTTCTTCCGCAACCCGCCGGGGAAGCTGAACAGCGTCACGGCGTTGATCGCCTGTCGCCACAACACGCTGGCGGTGTCGGTGGTGGCCGCCATCATGTGGATCAGGCCCCAGCCATAGAAGCCCTGGCCGGGGTGGAACTTGTAGTGGCTGTAAATCTCGCGCCGGCGGAACAGCGGGTCGCCCTCGCGCCAGTCGCGCTCCAGCCGCAGCACGCGGCGGGTGCCGACCTCGATGGTGACCAGCCAGGGCAGCGGCAGGCCATCCGGCTCGCCCTGGGCGTCGAGGTGGGCGAGGTCGGGATGATCGACATCCAGCAGCACCTGGGCCTCGACAATCTCGTAGGATGCGAAGCGCGCGTCGGTGGTCTTCTTGATGCCGGTCGTGGTGTCCTTGGCGCGGCTGCTGCTGGCCGCCATCGGGTCGCCCAGCTCCAGGCGCCGGTAGTAGCCGCTCCACATGCGGCGCGACATCTCGGCCTGCGCCACCTCATCCTCGAAGGTGATGCGCGGCGCGCTCTGGAGGTCGACGGCGTCGTCGCTCACCAGCAGGTTGAACGGGGTCAGGAAGCGGCTGCGCGGCTGGCCGGTGACAGGGTCGCGGTAGACCTTGCGGAAGATGCTGCCGCAAAGGCCGAGGATCAGGTTCCCCCTGTCGAAGTCGTCGTAGTAGCCCTCATCGACCGCCGTCAGGTAGAAGTTCAGGAAGTCCTGCTTGCGGCGGGCCTTGGCCTCAATCTCCGGGGTCTTGTCGCCGATCACCTCGCAGCGCGCCGGGCCGGCGGCGGGCAGCATCTCGGCCCGCGATGTCGAGGTCCAGCGCACGGCGGCGATCAGCAGCATCGGATGCACCGCGCCGCTGCTGCCGTTGAACGGCTTGTCGAGCCGCTGCACCTTCAGGCCCAGGTACTGCATGCCGGCCGTCAGGGTGGCGCGATGCTCGACCACGCTCTCCTTGTCGACCTCGATGCCATCCAGCACCTCCTCGGCGATCCATTGCAGCGCGTCCTCATCCAACACCTCGGCGAGGTTGTCGCCATGGGCACCGGGCGAGATGCCCACATCGGTCGGGTCTTCGACCACCAAGGCCAGCGAGCCATCGGGCTGCTCGACCGCCTGGGCGCCGCCGAGCTGCTGGAGCTGCTGCGGCGTCAACTCGGCAGCCATCTCGGCCGAGGCTGGCGCCTGCGGCATGCCGCCCTGGGGCGGCTGCGGGGCCTGCTGCTGAGGCTGGGGTTGCTGGGGCGACGGGGCGCCCTGGGCCGCGCCCAGCCCCTGCGGCATGCTCCCGCTCATCGGGGTTAGCGCAGGCCGCAGACGACGCGGATGTCGGCGATCTGGGCCTCGATGCCGGCCAGCCGCGCCTCCAGGCAGGGCGGCAGCGGCACGGGGGCGGTGGCGTCACCCTCGGCCGGCGCGTCGGCCTGTTCCACGGGCGGCTGGTTGGCGCTGGCGGCGGCGATGGCGGCGATCTGCTCGGAGGTCTGCGCGGCGTCGGCCGGCGCGTCGGTGGTCGATGTCTCGCTCATGCTGCGTCCCCTAGTGGGCCGTCGGCGTCGCCGGCGACCCAGGTCAATCCGGTAGAGGGATGGCCTATAGCACGGGGAGTTGAGAGCTGGCAGCAGGTATTCTACCGCCGATGCTCAGTAGAGCGCGGCCTCCTTGGGGTCGCTGCCGCCCGGCATGACCGGCGGCGGATCGTCCTCGACGAACAGCTCGAAGCCCAGCTCGCGCAAGTGCCGTAGGCCATGCGTCACCGAGTCGAGGTAGTCGTCATGCCTGCCACGCGGGAAGGCGGCGCACTCGTCGATGCACTCCTGCGCCCAGGGCCGGAACACCGGGTCGCTGCCGTGGTCATCCTGGCGGTCGGGGAAGTCGCGGCGCAGCGCGGTATCCTTGACCCCGCGCGGCTCAAGCTTGGCCACCGCGCAGACGCTGCCATGCTCCATGAAGGTCTGGACGCTGTAGGCGCGGGCGAACTTGTCGGTCGAGGCCGGCAGCTCGACCACATTCATCTCCGGCTGGCGGCGGCGCAGCTCCTGAATGACGCTCTTGCCGCTGGCCTTGCCCTCGATCACCACCCGCATCGGCACGCCGCGCCGGCCGAAGTGGTGCGCGGTGTCCTCCAGCTTCTCCATCAGGCTGGAGAACTCCAGGCGCTCGGCCCAGGCGTAGCGCAGCAGGAAGCGGGCGCGCATGTCCTCGCCCCTGACCACCCACCAGACCGTGCAGGCGGTGCGGTCGTTCTGCACCTCCTTGGTGTAGGCGGTGTCGAGGCTGATGACGATGAACTCCGGCTCGGTCGCCTCCAGCGGCGTCAGCCAGGGCTGCCACCAGTGGCGCTTCACCACCGCGCCATCCTCGCTGTAGGGCCTCTGCTGGTAGAGTGCGGTCCAGTGGCGATCACTCAGCGCCCGCTTGATCCGGCGAAGATGCTCGATGGGGAAGCGCTCGGGCCACAACGGCTGGCCGTCTGGCGTGATCGCCGGGAAGTCCACGACTTCCCAGTCCTCATCCTTGTGTTCCCTGGTGACGAAGCCGATCAGGTCATCCTCATGCCAGCGGGTGCCGATCAGCACGATGGCGCCGTCGGGCGTCAGGCGGGTGTAGGCCACCGACCCCCACCAGTTTTTGACCTTGGTGCGGATGCGCTCGCTGTCGGCCTCCTCATCGCCCTTGATGATGTCGTCGACGATCAGCACCGAGGCGCCACGGCCGGTGATCGGGCTGTTGCGGCCCGCCGCGAAGTAGCCGCCCTGCTGCGGGGTCTTGAAGCGCCGCGCCGCCGCGCTGTCCTTCCGCAGCGTGACGCCGGGGAAGACCAGATTGTAGAGCGGGTCGGTGACCTGATTGCGGACCTCGCGCCCCCAGTCGTCGGCCTTGTCCTGGCTGTAGGTGGCGCAGATCAGCTCGCGGTCTGGGTGCTTGCCCAGATACCACGCCGGGAAGTGCTGCGAGGCCAGCAGCGACTTCCCATGCCGGGGCGGCATGGTCAGGATCACCCGCTTCTTCTTTCCAGCCGCCACGTCGTTCAGCACATCAGCGATGCGCTGATGGTGCCGGGCGACGCGGAACTTGGGGAAGAACAGCGAGGTGTAGAAGGCGAGGTCGCTGCGGCAGAGCGCCTGTATCTCGTCGGGCGTGACCTGCCGGTCGAAGATGCTGGTCACCGGCCGGCCGTCATCCCATCGCCCAGATCGTGATGACCGCCGAGGCCCAGCAGACGGCCAACCAGACGATGACGCTCATCAGCAGATCAGCCAGCGCGCGATGGCGCCTGTCGCGCTGCCGATCACGACGGCCAGAGCTATCTCGATCAGGAAGTCGCGCATTGAGCCATCTCCGTTGCTGAGCCGTCGATGACCATACCACGACCGAAGCGCGCCTTGATCGCTTCACGCAACGCCTCCTGCTGCTCGTCGGTCAGTTTTACGCCATCCTCGCGGGCATCACCCTCAGTGCCGTTCATGCCGAAGGCCACCCGCTCCATCCGCACCAGCCGCTCGCGGCAGCGCACCAGCTTCTCGAACGTCTCGGCGAGGCTGTCGACCTGCAACACGGTGTCGGGCGGGTTGGTCTGCACCGCGAGCTGGAGGTAGCCCATCAGGCCGTCGCAGAAGGTCGTGTCGCGGGCGATGGTGGCGCGGTGCTGCCGGATCACCTCGACCTGGGCGGCGGCGGCTGTCTGCACCGCCTGGGTGGCCTGCTCGGGGCGCAGGCCGGTGATCGCCATGACGGTGGGCAGCGGCTCGTCGTCGCGCGTCTCCTGCGCCGCCTTGCGGATCACCTGGGTGGCGCCGGCCAGGGCCTTGCTCCAGCCCTCCTTGATCGCCCGTTTGCGGATGCCCTCACCGCTGACGCCATACGCCTTGCCCAGGCTGGCGTTGCCGGGATAGGCGCCGGCCTCATAGTCGGCGCGGATCGAGGCCCAGTCGATCATGCGCGCCGCTTGTCGAGGAGCGCCCACCGGCGAAGCTGGGCAGCCGTCGGCTCACCCATGACGTGGCGATGGGTGCGGTAGCGCCGGCCGCCGGAGCGCAGCACGCTGGCGACCGACGGCAGCCGCGCCGTCTCGCGCAGGCGCCGCGCCTCGAACTCGGTGATCCATGCCACCACCTGGGCGACCGGGTCTTCGGCCGGCCGGCGATTGGCCGTGGCAGCCGCCGCCAGCGCCTGGAGCTGGCGCAGCTTGCCGAGTATCTGGCCGGAGGGGAGCTTCAGCGCGCAGTCAGCCACCAGCTCGCGGATCAGCGGCGGAAGGTGGCTATGGTGCCCCAGGTCTTCGGATCGGTCGCCCTGGACCGCGCCGACGCCGGTTGATGCGTTGCTGGCCATTCCAACCTCCAGGGTGGGGGCTGCCTCGCCCTGGGTGCCAGCGGCCGGGCGAAGGCCGCCTCCAGGGCGAGGCAGGATCGCAGGAGGTAAAGCCCTCGGTCGCCCGACCGAGGTGGCCATCCCGCAACCGTGAATGTAGTTGGCGGTGGTTGCAGCGACAACTGCTAAGTTGTCGCGCGTGAGGCGGCGACAACTCGGCCCGCCAACAGGCTCCCCGACAACCAGCCAACAACAACGCCTTGCCGCCTTGCCGCCCGATAAGTGCTGGTTGGCGCAGCCACAACGCGACAACTCGCGCCTGCCGCGCCAGCACGCCCCATAATCATGTCGCCCGGCAAGCTGGACCTGGGATTGCCGCAGGTCCAGCGACCGGCCTCCGGCCGGGATGCCCTGGGATGCCGCGATGCGGGCAAAGAAAAGCCCGGCCGCGCGAACGGCCGGGCTGAGTTTAGGGAGGAAACGTCCATGCCGGCGACGCCACACCGCCGACCGCGCCAGGATGGCCCTGACCGGGCCGGGGCGTCAACCCAGGATTGGGTTGCCCAGGCTCCGGTAGTAGAGGACCACCTCATGGTAGCCGAGCCGCAGCAGCTTCTCGGCGAAGGTCAGCGGGGGATGGGTCACGACAGCGGCGCCTTGAAGGGCTTATCCACCAGCTTGATGGCAGCGTCGACCAGGGCCTCCAGCCGCTCGCTCTCCTTCGCCTCCATGTTGTCGCTCTCGGTGCCCTTGGCGCGCTGCATGATCGCGGCATCGCCGGCGACATTGCGGGCCTCCACCAGGGCCGCCCTGGCCTCCCGCAACTTCCACTCGGCGAAGCGCCGGCGCTCGACCTCGTAGTTGTTGGCGACCAGCAGCCCATCAATGCGGTCGTCCTTGGCGCGCATGACCTCATCGGCGCCCAGGGGGCGCGTAGCTGGCGGCCTGATCGCGCGAAGCTCGGCGACCAAGGCTCGGATAACCTCTTTGGTCTGCTTCATCGCCACAGCCGCCACGCTCCGCTCCAGCGCAGCCCGATCCTCAGCCCCTGGCGGCGCTTTCCCTGCCTCGGCGTCCCGCACGAAGTCCCGCAGCTCCTTCAGGGAAACGGTGCCGAAGTTCGGGATGCGGCGAAGGTGCTGGTCGCTCAGCTTCAGCACCTCGCCCATGGTCCTGATGCCATCGTTGTGCAGGCATTGTCGAAGCCGCGTCGACAGACGCTTCTCGTCCATCGGCGCGACATCCCGCCAACTCTTGATGTCGTCCATCACCACTCCTCCTTCTTCAGGCCCTCGCTGAACACCCCGGCGAGGTTGCGGCCATTCAGGACGCCGCTGACCTCCAGCCGCAGCGCCTCCAGGCGCAGCATCAGCGGGGTTCCCTGCGCCACCTCCTGATAGCGCGCCAGGACATCTCCGGTGTGGCGCAGGCAGTCAGCGAGCGTGGTGTAAGCCACCCGCGCCAGGGTGCGGTCGGTGGGGCGGCCAGCAGCGGGCTTGCCGGCCTGCTCGACCATCAACGCCTCGATCATGGTCTGCGGCGTCGCGGCGCCGGTGAGGTAGGCAGCGTTCACGTCATGCACGCCGCTGACCACCGCCTTGAACCGCTCCTGCGGCGTGCTGCCGGTCGAGCCGTAGCCACCCTCACCACGCTCGGTCTGGCTCAACTCCTCGGCCAACACGAACTCGGCGCGCACCACCGGGGCGATGACGCCCTGGGCGATCCGCATGCCGCGCGTCACGATGAAGGGCTTATCACCGGAGTTGTAGAGGATGACCTGCACCTCGCCCCTGAAGTCGCTGTCGACCGTGCCGGGCGAGTTCACCACCATGAGGCCGGCCTTCAGCGCGTGACCGCTGCGCGGCCGAACCTGCATCTCATGGCCCGGCGGCACCTCGAAGCAGAAGCCGGTCGGGATCAGGGCGCGCTCGCCGGGCTGGATGGCGCACTGGCCAGTGTGGTTCACGGCAGACGACAAATCGAAGCCGGCCGCGCCGGGGGTGGCGTAGGCCGGGAGGTCCAGCCCCTCGCCGTGCGGCAGGCGCCGCAGCTTCACGATCTGGCTCATGCCGCATGCACCTCCGGCAAGCAGTCCAGGGCTTCGATGACCTGCTGCACGGTGGTGTGGATGCCGTCGGCCAGGAGATACATCAGCTCCGGCTCGAAGCCCTTCTCGTTCAGTAGGATGAAGGTCGGCTTGCCCCGGCCGACCATGTAGCCAGCCTCGATGTGGGCGCTGCGGCCCGAGGGCAGCAGCAGGACGCACGTATCGGCCCAGTCCATCGCCGCCTTGTCGAGGGCGAAGCCGGCGGCCGGGATGCCGCCGTGGATCAGATTGGCGTACTTCTCGGGCGTCCAGTCCTGCCACGCCGGGTCCATCTCCCTCCAGGCGAAGCCGGTGTTGCCCGGTGCCGGGTTGCGGAAGTCGTAGCAGAGGTGGCCAGCCTCGCGCAGCGCGGCCAGCACGTCGAAGTAGATCGGGTTGCGCCAGGAGCTGGCGAGGTAGATGCGGCGGGCGGCCATGTCGGCCCTCCTTGGTTTGTTGGTTGGCAAGATGCCCGGCTCCCCGTCTTCCCGCTGTATGCGCCTGCGAGCCGCAGCCTGCGCGGGTTGACCCCGGCCGAGGCCGGGGCAGAAGGGGTGGATACGCCGCGCCGGGCGGCAGCGTCGGAAAGGGCAGGCTCCGGCGTCGGTTACCGCGAGGCGGTCTGGCCCGGCAGCGTCAGCAGCGGGATCGGGGCGCTGGCGTAGAGGTTCTGCGGCAGCGTGCCATTCCAGCGCTCGGCCGTGCGGAGCTGCACCAGCAGCGGGTTGCTGCCCAGCGCCTTGGCCTGCGCTTCGATGGACGCCGCCTCAGCCTCGCCGCGCAACCGGATCGCGTCGGCCTGGGCCTGCGCCTCCAGCTTCTGGCTATCGGCCCGGCCGCGCGCCGCCTCGATGGCGGCATTGGCCTCACCCTTGGCGCGCTCGACCGCCGAGACGGCGTCGGCCGTGGTGCGGGCCTGATTCTGCTGGGCCACCGCCGCCAGATCGACCGCCCGGCGATACTCGGGGCTGTAGTCGAAGTTGACGAGCTGGAGGTCGACCACCTCGACGCCATACAGCGCCATGGCCTGCTCCCGCACATGGCCCAGCAGCGCCGTCACGATGGCGGCCCGCTGGGTCGGGATCGCCTCGGCGTGGCGCTGGCCGACCTCGATCTTGGCCCGGTCGATCACCATCGACTGGAGCCGCTGGTCGACGTTGCGACCCTGGCGAAACACCCGCTCGACGCTCTCGGCCGGAACCTGCCACTGGACGGTGATGTCGAGGTCGACGTGCTGCGGCTGGGCACCGCTGGTGAACGTCTCCAGCTTGGTCAGCGTCAGGGTCTGGAGGCCCAGGCTGACCAGCTCGATGCCGTCGATCCAGGGCGCCTTCAGGTGCAGGCCAGGGCCAGCGACATAGCTGAACCCGCCGTTGCGGGTGACCACGGCACGCTCACGCTCATGCACGCTGAACAGGCCGGAGATGACGGTCGCCAAAATGGCCACGCCACCAACGCCGTAGATGATGCGGCGGCCGAGGCGGCGGGCGGCGGCGCGGCCGGCCTCAGCGGCCTCACGCTCAACCCGGTCGCGGTATTCTTGCGGGCTTTCAGGGCGCCCCGCCGTGGCGTTCATTGCGGGGTTGCTCATCATGCTGTCGTTGCGCGGGGGCATGTGCCCTCCTCCTGTTGGATGTGGTGGCCGTCTTTCCGGCCTGTCACGCCATGAGCTGCGTTTGCTCTGGGTTTTTTACGCCCGCGCCGCTTGATCCCAGCAACGACGACGCGGGGTGCCCAGGTCTGGCCCTGGACGCGCCCCTCTTGCCTTTCGGCCCCGGAGGAACGGGTCTGGACCCCTAGAAGGGGATGTCGTCGTCGAGGTCGCCGCCACCCCTGGGGGCATCCCACTGGCCGCCACCACGGCCACCGCCGCCGCGCTGACCATCGCCGCCGGTGCCGCGACCGCCGCCATAGCTCGCCTGCCCACCACCCTGCGGCCGGCCACCACCGCCGCCCGCCGCGTGGCCACCGCTGGGAGCGGCGCCATTCCCGCCGGCCGCAGGCCGCTGCTGCTGCTGCTGGCCTCCCCGGTCATCCTGGCGGGCATCCCCGCCACCCTGCTGCCGGCCGCCGATCAGGGCAATATCACCCCGGAACTGCCGCAGCACGACCTCGGTGCTGAACTTGTCGGCGCCGCTGGCGTCCTGCCACTTGCGGGTTTCGATCTGGCCTTCGAGGTAAACCTCGCTGCCCTTGAACAGGTAGCGCTCGGCAATCTCCCCCAGCTTCTCGTTGAAGATGGCGACCCGATGCCACTCGGTACGCTCTTGCCGGTTGCCATCCTTGTCCTTCCACGTCTCAGACGTGGCGACCGACAGGTTCACGACCTTGCCGCCGTTCTGGAAGTTGCGGACCTCCGGGTCTTTGCCCAGGCGGCCGACGAGGATGACCTTGTTGACTCCAGCCATTACGGTTCCTTTCCGAACACGTCGTTAAGTCCCGGCGCGAGCGCTTCCCGCACCTGGGTAGTGGTGAGCGTCGGCCCCCTGCTGGGCCTCCGGCGCTCGAAGACCTCGAAGGCGATGATGAAGCCAGCGAGGCCACATACCCCCGCCAGCTCGATCAGCGCCGCCAGCAACCTCAGCATCTCCGGCGTCATGCCGGCTCCTGCGGGGTGGCCTTGCCGTCATCACCGATCCGCTCGACGCCGACGACCTGCAAGCTCTTGAAGGCGGGTCTGGTGCCGTGGATGGCGTAGAGGGCCTTTTCGGCCAAGGCTTGGTTGGGGGCGATGCGGTCATCGCTGAACACCTGGGTGCCACCACCCTGCTGGCGGTAGCGGATGCGAAAGGTCGGCATGGTCAGTAGGGCCGGTCGGCAATCGACGGGATCACCTGGGTGGCGACGGCCACCACCGGCGGGGAGGTCAGCTCGCGGCGGTGCAGCAGCAGCGCGGCATGGGCTTCGCGGGCAGCGGTATTGCCCTGCTTGGCAATGGCCTCGATCAGCACGATGGCCCGGTTGAGGTCGGGGTAGACGGCGGTCATGTGACCCTCCTGTTGGTGGGGCCGGCTCGATGCCGGCCCGGTGATGTTGAAGCCCGGCACCCGCCATGTCAACCAGCGAGTGCATTGTTCTATGCGCTATGCACCAGATTGTCGCATCATGGCGCAGCGGCAGCCCCGGTCGCCAGGGCTGCTGCACTCCTCGCTGGGCAGGCACGCCACCCAGGCGGCCGGCGGCGGCTCGGGGATCGCCACCACCTCAGCCTTGCGCGTCTCCAGGGTCCAGGCTCGGCCAAGGCCATGCTTCCGGCGCCACGCGGCGAACGCCTCGGCCAGCATCTTCTCCAGATCGGCCTTCTGCTGCGCCGAGGGCGACATCGACAGCTCACCATCCTCATCCTGCCGCTCCTCATTCGCGTCGTGCCATTCCTCCAGCACGTTGTCGGCGTCGAAGAACTTGTCGGTCAGCACCTCGGGGCGGCCCTCGCAGATCGTGACCTCGCCGTCGATGCCGTCGCGCTTGGCAGCCGTCAGCGCCTCCTCCAGCGCGGCCTCCCGGCTGTTGCCGCTGATGTAGTAGCGCTCCGGCTCGGAACCCCACCCCCAGACCCAACCCCATTCGGCGTCGCGCGGGTCAGCCGGCATCAGGGGCCTCCTTCAGCTTCATCTGCTTGTCGTTGATCTGCCGTCGCACCGTGGCGCCGGCGCGCAGGCCGTTCATCCTGCTGGAGGCCCAGCGCTCCCCGGTCGGGGTGACGAAGCTGCGGCGGGTCTTCACCACCTCGCCGATGTCGGGCAGCGTGCCGATGGCCAGGATGTGCAGCTCGACCGAGCCGACCTCGGCATCGCCGTCGTCGCCGAACAGCCAGCCGCCGGTGTCGGGGCAGGAGCGGAACAGGACCGGGCCGGTCCAGACCTGACCCTTGGCCAAAGGGAGCTTAGAACGCATGGGGTGGGGCCTCCTTGCGCGGCAACGGCTTCCCAGCCGCGTCGCGGGCCAGCTCCAGCGAGCCAGCGTTCAACGTGCGCTCGACCGGCTTCACGCCAGCGCGCCCCACATCAAAGCGGATGTAGTAGCCCCGCTCATTGGCAGGGATCGCCGTCCCGAAGATGCTGATGACCGTGCCGGCCCGGCGGGAGGCCGCCATGCGGGCAAGGTCGCGGTCGCGCCAGCCAACGGCCTCCACCAAGCGCACCTTCACCCTCGCTGAACTCCCTCTGCGCCTCCTGGGCGCGATCCTGCGCCACGCGCACCGCCATGCGTTTCAGGCCGCCTACGCTGTAGCCCAGCCGGGCGGCGATCACCGGATGGGTCAGGCCCTCCTGGCGCAGCTTGTCGCGCCTGCGGATCAGCTCGGCGCGCTGCTCTGGGGTCAGGTTAGCCACCGGGCGCCTCCTCAGCCTTGGCTGCCGGAGCGCGGCGAACCTCCCTCAGCCAGGGCCACAACTCGTCGGGATCGAACCCGCGCGCCCTGGCGACCACCTCCAGCGCCGTCACCCGGATCGGAAAGTCGACGCCCAGGAACTTCGCTACAGCGTCTCCGGTGCGGCTATGGCCGCCCTGGAAGCTCGGCGCCATCGTCAGCACAAGGCGCAGGGCCTCGGTGGCCATCGGCGCCGGGTCGGTCGGCGGCGGCGCCTCCTCCCCGGCCGGGCGGTACGGCACCCGGCTGTCGGCCGGCAGCAGCTTCCGCAGGCCGGCGACGGCCTCCTCGATGTTGGGGTGGCGCCGGCTGTAGCCGCCCTCGGCGTGGCGCTTGTGAAAGCGCAGCTCCAGGCCCCGCATGCGCGGGCTGATCGAGAGCCGGATGCGCGCCTCATGGCACAACAGCACAAGGAACGTCAGGCCGCAGCCATCGAAGGTGGCCAGCTCGCCGTGCCGCAGCGGGACCATCAGGTGATCCCATTCAGAGTCGTCGCTCTCGCTGCCCCACTCGATGCTATCCCAGGTGATCGGCGCGTTGTAGATGCCGCCCAGAGACATGCCGATGATGTCGAAGACCCTGGCCTGGAAGGTCGTCAGCTTGTCGGGCGCCTGGGTCCAGCCGACCCGGCAGCCATGGCGGTCGACCTTCGGGCGGCGCTTGCTGGCCAGCGCTTTCGAGGCGCTGATGTTGCGCTGAACCCAGTCAGCGTGATCCATGTCGAAGTAGCTCATGCCGGGAACATCTCGTCTTGCAGCTCGCGCAGCCGCGCGGCGGTCAGGTGCTTGGGGATGCGAGGGAACTCTCGCATGCGGCGCTTCAGCTCCTCCCAGACCGAGCTACGCGCCCGATCCTCCTCGAACACCGCGACGCTCGGCCAGACCGTGCCGCGACCATCCTCGACCGCGCGGGTCGCCTTGTTGATGCGGAGGCCGGCGTGCGGCCATTCCCGCTTCTCGCCCGGCAGGTAGGCGTAAGCCCAGATGCGGCCGACGCGGCCGATCAGGTGCCGCTCGGGGCCGCGCTCGACTTGGCCGGCGCGGCGGATGTGCCCCCTGTAGAGCTGGATGAAGACTTCATCCCCCGGCTTCAGGATGTCCATTCTGACCCCTCTGCGAGGGGCATCGCCCGTTGCGGGATGCGGCGGGCAATGCCCCTCCTTGGTGACGCTGGTCTATGCCCAGCGCTGATGATGTATCGGTTCCTGGCCGCACCGTCAACAGGTCGTGATGGCAGTCGCGGTCATCGGCCGCTCGCGCGGTGTTGCGCGGTCAGGCTTCGAGAGCGTGCTGCTTGGCGTAGGCCAGGGCCTCTGCCCTGGTGTCGAAGCAGCCCAGGTAATCGTCAGCCTCCTTGCTGGCGAACATCTCGAAGACCTGCGCCGAGGCATCCCAGACCAGCCAGTATTCTCGGCTGCGGTGACGGTAGATCAAGGAAAGCTCGGCCATCTCAGCGGCCTCCCTGGGCGGCCTTCAGGGCGGCCCTCCAGTGGATGCTGTCGTTCAGCCAGAGCGGCCCGTTGATGCTGTAGGGGTCGTTGAAGGCCGCCTCGACCAGCAGCTTCGCCGCCTCCAGGGCGCTGACCTCGCTGCGCCCCCAGGTGATCCGCGACCGCCCGCCGGCCAGGGCCAGGAAGCCATGGGTGGCGGGGTCGGCCTTGGCGGTGATGACCACGCCGCGATGCTCGATGAACTCCGGCAGCTCGACCACGTCGAAGGTGCCGGGGTGCCAGTCGACATCACGGGCGATCAGTGGATGGTCGGCCGGGATACGCTGCCAGTCGCCGCGCAGCTCGGGCAGGATGTCCTGCGGGCTTTGGCCGGGCCGCATGTCGTGCGGGATCAGGACGAACGGCTCTCGCTTGCTCGGGAGCCAGATGGTGACGGCGGTCATGTGACCCTCCATGGATGAGGCCGGCTCGACGCCGGCCCCCCCGGTTTCTACGCGGCCTCGGTTATCTTGTCAACCGACAAGCTGCTTGCCCCAGGCCAACCCGTAGTTCTTCGCGCAGGTCTGGCCGTATCCGGCCTGGAGGCTGCGGGCATCCTTCAGCGGCAGCGAGCAATAGGAGCAATGCCCGGTGGTGCGGCCATGCTCGGCCGAGACGGTGGCCGGGTCGGCGGCGAAGCGGGCCAGCAGCGCGCCCACCGGGCCGGCGCGGTCGCCGGCGGTGCGGGACAGCTCCCAGCGGCCATCGCGGTGGATGCGGCCCAGCCACTCGCGCTCCTCGAAGGCACCGGCGGTGGTGACGTTCAGGCTGCCCGGCACGCGGGCGCGCTCGCCGGCGACGGTGATGCGGATCGCGCCGGCCTCAGCATCGCTGAGGGTCACCACCGGCCGAACCAGCTTCGAGCCAGCCTTGTCGAATAGCGCCAGCACGCCGGTCAGGTCGTCGGCGACCCGCACGCTCGCGCGCTCCTCGGTGCCGCTGGAGCGGGCCGCCAGGACGCCAACCCAGTGCCATTGCTTGTCGCTGGCGCGGTTGTGGCGCACGGCCTGGAGGAGGTCGACCGCGAACTTGCGGTCCTTCTCGCTCAGACGGTCGAGGTTGGCGGCGAGGATGCTGGCGGGGTTTGCGGTCATGGCGGTCATCGGACCCTCCTGTCGAAGCCGGCGGCGTTGCCGGCCCGCTCTACTTACGAACCGGCAAGTGCTATGTCAACTGGCAAGTTTCGCTGGCCCATCCCAGTCTGGGTAAATCTGCTTCAGGATCGCAGCGGCGGTGTCGGGCTTCAGCCCGGCCGCCAGCAGCTTCGGGTAGCTGTCATTCGGGTCGCCCGGCGGGGCGTAAGGCTCCAGGCGCCAGCCGGGCGGAACCTCCCATAGCTGGCGCTGACCGTCAGTGCTGACAAGCCTGGGGCGCTCCATGGCCTAGCCCTCCTTCTTCGGCAGCTTGGCCAGCAGGGCGCGAGCGTCCTGCATGGAACCATCCATCTCGGTGGAGGTGCCGGCGTCCAGCAGCCCCTGGATGACCTCGACCGCCCCGTTCAGCAGGTCGGCCAGGGCGGCCATGTTCCGCAGCTCGGCGGCGGCCTCGACTGCCCCCTTCTCGCTGCCGTCGCGGTGAACCGCCAGCAGCAGCGGCAGCACGCCAACCCAGGTCGGCGGCAGCATCCTGATCGCGGCCACCTGTGGCGCCGGCGCTGCGGCGCGCGGGGTGAGGCCCACGTTCTCGTCGCTGCAATCCACCACCTTCCAGCCGAAGCTGTTCCAGCGGGCGACCAGCGGAGCGCCGCGATAAGCGCTGGTCAGCGTCACGCGGCGCAGCGGCAGGTCGATGCCCACCCGCTCCATGGCCATCCGGCTTGCCGCGTCGGTGGGGGCCGCCCCATCACGGCGCAGCATGTCGGCCGGGAACTCGCCCCGGCCCTCGACGGTGTAGGTCACGCTGGCCATCGTCTCAGCCCTCCCGCTTGGCGTTGGCGACGATCTTGGTGACCCGCTCCAGCTCGCCGACCGACAGGCCGCCACGGCTGGGGCTGGTGGCAACCGCCTGGAGCGCGCCCAGCATCTCGGCCCGCTCGGCCCGCAGCAGCGGCAGCTCCTCGGCATCCAGCTTGGCTATCGCGTCCTCGGTGATCTTGATGACCTCGTCCTGGCCGGCGATGTCATGGTGGATCGCCATGTGCAAGGCACGAACCACCACCGTGTCGACCTTCAGCGCCCGCGAGAAGCTGGCGGCGACCACGTTGGCGTCGCTCTCGGAGACGAAAATGCCGTCCCGCTCCCAGGTGGCCAGCGTGCCGTCGTTGATGGTCTGCCGGCTGATGAAGCCCAGCCGGTAGATCGGGCGACCGCCCTCGGTGCCCTTAACCAGCACCATGCGGTTCCGCTGGCCCTGCACGACCAGCAGGTCGGCCTGCGCCTCCGGCAGCCCGGCCAGGAGCGCCTTGCTGGCGTCGCGGGCCTCGATGAACTTCGCCAGCATGTCGGTGGCGGTGGCGCGGGCCTCGGTGATCTGGGCCAGGGTGCGCGGGGTGGTGGTGGCGGTCATGTGACCCTCCGTTGGTGGTGTCCAGCTCAGTGCCGGTGCGCCCTTTTCGGCCCTCCGGCACGTCTTGTCAATCGCCAAGTTGGCGATGCACTACTTTTTCTGGGCGGCAAGTGCCCGCCTCATCTGGGCCTGGGCGTTGTTCCAGGCTCTGGTGTCGCTCGGCGTGCCGCTGCTGAACAGCAGGATGCCGTGGCCGCGCATGCGGAGGTGGCCCTTCGAGGTTGTGGAGACGACCAGACCGGCCGCCTCCGCTTCCTTGACCAGATCGCGCAGCTTCGACTGGTCGCGCTTCATGCCCGGCCGGCCTGCTGGAGGTCGCGGCGCAGGTCGCGCATCTCCTCCCGAGACGCCGCCGTGGCGTAGGCCGGCCGCTCCTGCTGCTCCTCCAGCAGCGTCAGCAGCCGGCGCAGCTTCTCCTCCAGATCGACGCGCGAGGTGGCCATCCCGTTGGCGACGACCTCCATGATGCGGTAGGCCATCACGCATGCCCCGCCGGGGTGGAGAACCACGCCTGCATCTTCTGTTGCAGGTCGTGCTGGCGGATGTGCGCGGCCCGCACGTTGGTCTGGAAAGCATCGCAGGCCATGGCGTGGAGCTGGTCGTGAATGACGCCCAGGTCGACGTTCGCCGCCACGGCGACGTTGACCATGATCTTCACCGCCTCGAACAGCATGCCATTGGCGATGAAGCTGGGCGGGTGCGCCTCCTCCATCAGGGCCAGAGCGGCGCCATGCACAGCGAGGCCGGCCGAGTTCGCCGCCGCGATGTAGGCCGGGTCGGTGGTGGCGCCGGCAGCCAGCTTGTTTTGCAGGTCGGCGCCAGCCTTCATGCCGGCCGCCTTCTGCTCATCGGTCTTGTCGGTCATCATATCCCCTTGGCGCATCTGCGCCGCTTGCGGTGAGGCTCCAGGGTGGGCAGCGCCCGCCCCCTGGCGTCAATGGGGCCAACCTCACGGCCAGCCCCCGCGCGCTTCAGGCCAGCGCGCAGACCTTGCGAACGGCGGTGGCCGCCGCAATCTCGCGCTCCATCTGGGTGGTCGCGGCGTGATCCTGGCCGGTCTTCCGCATCTGGCCATGGGTGGCGTCATGGGTGATCGCCGAGGCCAGCGCCCAGAGCGAGCTGCCACGGTTCTCGGCCTCGACCTTGAACTGCCCCAGAAGCTGCTCCAGGCTGCGCGGCCCGATCTTCAGCCGCTCCAGGCGGGCGCGGGCCTCGGCCTCGGTCACGTCGGTGTTGGCCCATTCCTGCGCCATCTCGACATCGACCTTGAACGCCGCGAAGGCGTGCTTGACCACCCGCTCCCAGTCGAAGCCGACGGCGGTCTTCGAGTGCCGCACCGCGCTGCGGTCGGTGGCCACGAAGCCCATCATGCCGTTGGTGCAGATCAGGTCGATGGTGCCCGAGGCGACGCTGACGGTGCTGGAGCCGTCGTAGCTGTTGGCGATCTGCACCTTGAAGGCGACGGTGGTGCCGGGGTGCTTGCTGTTGGGGTTCTGGATGATGCGGTCGCCGGTCGGGATGGTGTACTCGCGGTAGACCCGCGCACCGCCATATGCGACCTTGTCGCGCACCTTGGCGATGTCGACCTTGGCGTCACCCAGGGCGGCGCGCAGGCCCTCCTCGGCGCCGCTGACCACGTCGCGCATCGGCACGACATGGTAGTCGCGGCCGACAATTCCCAGCATCTGCCGGTTGCCCAGGCCATCGTCACGGGTGGTGGCCATGAACTGCGGCAGGCGCGGCAGGATGCCGAGGCCGGAGTTGTTCAGCTCGATCTGGTCGTTGCCGTCCAGCAGGGCGATGGGCTGCTTGGCCACCGCGAAGAAGATGTTGCTGCCGGTGTTTTTCGCGGCCGGCGTGCCGACCGGACCCAGGGCACTCAGGGTCGGCGCGGCGGCGAGCGAGGCGCGGCCAGCGGCCTCATGCTGCGCGGCCTGCTCGGCAATGGCGGCCAGATCGGCGACGATGTTGGTGAACTTCGGGGGCATGGGCCAGGAGCCTCATCTCAGCCGGAGGTTGATTCCGCCGGCGCCCCACCTTCCTATCCTGGCTCTTGCCGGCCCGCAAGAGGTATTTTGCGGGCTGACAACTTATCGACTGAAGCCGGCGATGCGCTGCGGCGGGCCGGCCACCGTCGCCGCCACCTGTCCGCGCTTGCTGCGCGGCATCTCGGCCCAGAGCGCATCCAGGCGCCAGAGCCACGCCGCCACATCCGGCGGCACCGGCTTGGCGCCCGAGGTCCAGTCGCGGATCAGCCTGGGCGCGCGGTCCATCATCTCGGCCATCAGGTGGCCAGACCAGTCGAGCCGCAGCAGCAGCTCGCGGAACTGCCCGTCGGTCATCTGGTCGCGGGTCGCGGGGTTTGGCATGCAATGAACCTAAGCACGCGCCCCCGCCCGGTCAACGCTGATGCTCGACACGATCCGGCAGGCAGGTCGAGCGGATGACGGCAGCGGCGCCCTCATGCTGCCGCGCCACCCAGGCCCTGGCCTCCTCGCAAGCCCCTGGCGTGTTGAAGTGCTGGCTGACTATCTCCAGCTTGCCGCTCCAGAACACCAGCAGCAGCAGGACGGTACTCACGCCGCGCCGCCCTGGCGCTTGGCCTGGAGCTGGCGGCGCATCTCAGCGGTCTGCGCTGGCGTCAGCGGCTTGACCTTGCCGACCTTCGGCCGACGCGGCGGCGCCGGGTCGGCGGCGCGCTGCATCTCCTCCACCACCCGCCGGTTGGCCTCGGCCTGCTCCGGCGTCGGCTTCGGCCGGGTCACCGCCGGCTCGGGGCGCGTCGCGGGCCGGGCGCCAGCGGCAACCACCCGCGCCAATCGGCTGGCCTCGGCCTCCAGCGGCTTCAGCAGGCGGCGCATCGCCACCTCCAGCTTGGCGAACTTCGGCCAGTAGATCAGCTCGGCCGCCAGCACCTTGGCGTTCGCTTCGGTGAACAGCATCGCCGGCAGGTCGAGGTGGCGGGCCAGCACCTGAACCTCGCGGGCCAGCGCGTCGCCGCCCGGCGCCCGCTCCACCAGCTCTGCCAGCGTCAGCAGCCAATCCACCATCACCGAGGCTTCCGGCCGCTGGGCCGCCATCGCCTCCAGCGCCGCCAGACGCTCCCGCGCCTCGCCGGCGGCGACCGGGGTGACCACCACCACGGCGGCCGGCATCACCAGCACATCGCCATCACCGCCGGCGTAGCGCGTGGGGCCAGCCTCGGCCATCACCGCCAACTGCATCGCGCCGGCCAGGGCGGCCGACTGGGGGCGCAGCAGCACCCGCTCGGCGAGAGCGATGGGCATCAGGGGCGCGGGCGGCTTGGCCGCCTCCTGGCGCCGCGCGGGCACGCCGGAGATGGCCTTGCTCATGGCATCGGTCAGGGTCTTCATCAGATCGCTCCTTGCGCCCGCAGCCGGGCCTTCATCTCGGTGGCAGTTTCCGGGGCGGCAAGGGCAGCGGCCTTCGCCGCCTTGCTGGTGCCGGCCCGCTGGTTGAAGAAGCCCCGGATCGCCGCGACGGGGTCGCCGCCATAGCTCGCCGTGGCGAAGTGCAGCTCCACGTCGCGCAGCGCCTGGATCACCTGGGTGCCGCCGCCCAGAGCCTTGGCACCCTGACCGATCAGCACGCGAACCTTGTCGAGCGGCAAGGCTGGGGCGAGGCGCGAGATGATGGCGACCCCCTCGGTCCAGAGCTGGCGCTTGATCCGCTCGGCCTCGCTCTCCGGGGCGCCGGTGTCGCCGCCACCCTGGATCACCCCCAGCGGCGGCAATGCCGCCTGAACCGGCCTCACCTCGGGCTGCGGCTCGGGGTCACGGCGGGGCGCAGCCTCGCCCTCTCCAGCGTTAGCTGGAGAGGTATCTTCTGGTAACTGGTAACTAGCAGGTGCGACGGCATGTGCCGTGGCAGGTGCGACGGCATCTGCCACGGCAGAGGTGGTTTGCTTGTTTTTCAGACGCTTACCATCGCCATGGCTGCACTCGGCAGCGGCGGTTTGCCGCGCCCTGTAACTCGTAGTTTCGATGCACGTCTCGCTGGCCCGGCGGTTCCTGATGAGGCCGCCGGCGACCTCGATCTTACCCTTGTCGATCAGCGAAGCCTTGATGGCCTTCCATTGCCGGCCGACCTTGGTGACCGTCGGCATGACGGCGTCGTCGTCGCGCAGGCGGTCATTGGACTTGAAGATGTGGTCGAGGATGCGCCGGTAAGCCAGCTCCTCCATCGCCGTGAGGTCGCTCATGTCGTCGACCGCAGCAGCCGGCCACCACCTGATCCAGAGCGGGTTCTTGCTGGCCCCCTTGGTCATTCGATTGCGTCCTGGGCCTGCCGGCGGCCATAGGCGACCGCGCAATGCGGCGTGCAGTAGGGCCTGCCGACCTCGCTCGGCTCCTCGCAGAACCGCCACGGCCGGTCGGCGGTCTTGTCTTCGAGCGGCCACTGGCAGCCGCGATGCAGCGCGTTGACCCGCCGTGGCGCCGCCGGCCTGCCGACCACCCGATAGAGCGTCGGGTCAGCCACCGGCGCCAGCCTGACCACCAGCGGCGGCTTCTCCGGCTGCTGCGGCGGCGAGGGGGTGGGCGGGACAACAATGGGCGGGGGTGGGGGCGGCAGGGGCGGCGCCAGCGCGCCCTCGGGCTGAGGGGTCTTCCGTCGACGGGCGCGACGCCGCGCCAGCAGCTCCTCCTTGGTCGCGCTGGGGCGCGGCGCCTTCTCGGCGATCTGGGTGCCGGCCTTCCGCAGCCGGAAGCGCTTGCCGGTGACGGTGCCCAGGCTCAGCCCGTAGCGCGCCGCCAGCACATAGCCCGACTCGGTGCCGCGCAGATCGGCCAGCATCTGCTCGGTCCAGAACACCGCCATCAGCGCGGCGCCTTCAGCACGGCGCCGCTCGACATCAGCCGGGCGTGCAGCGGGATGCCGTAGCTGGTCAGGATGGCGACCACATCCTCGACCGAATAGGCGATGTGCAGCCGGATGTTGGCGGCCCGCATCTCCGGCCAGCGGTCGATCTGCGCCTTGCTCAGCGTGCCGGCCGGCCGCTTTTTCTTGCGGAACAGGCCGACCGGCAGCTCCTTCCGCTTCATCTCGATGCAGATCACCAGCGTGGTCAGCGACGGCGGCGCCGACGGCACAAAGAACCAGAGGTCGGCGAGGCCG